TGCACCGCCCACCTTCAGCATAAGTTGCTCAAGGCGCTTCAGTCGCGCATGGATGGCCTCGTAACGCACCGTGCAAACGTCAATGTGGCTCGTCACGGTCGTCTCTAGCTCTTGCACCGTCGTCATTACGCACTCCACGGCAGCGGCTTGGCGACGGTCGGCGGGTTGACCTGCATATCTAACTCACGCGCCACGTTTGCCTCAACCTCTGCCTTGTCCACGCCGTTTGCCCAAATCCAACCTAGCACGATGTCCTCGGTCAAATCGGGGTAGGCCACGAAAACGTCGCCCGGTGAGGCAAAGCCCATGCTGCCGTAGTTGGACGCGCTGTAGTCGCCGCTTGTAGCCGTGCAGCGCCAATTTGCAGTCACTACGCAATCGGTGTACGAGCCGTCTACCGGCTTTACGACCATGCTTTCTACTTTCCAATTAGCCATTGTCCGTCTCCTTCTGTTCGGCTTGCGCCTTTACTTGCGCGTCAATCTTAACCAACAACGGCCATGCGCCGCTGCTTGTCGGGAGTTGTCCCAATACTTGCAGGATGGCCTGCACTTCCTCGGGTGTAAGGTCTAGTTTCACTTTGCCTCCAATTAGCCGCAATACAGAACAGTCGGCACACAGTACGATCCGTCAGCATATTGATGCGTTTTGACCGTGCTGGTGACTTTGCCAATGGTGCTGCTGCGGATAATGTCATCCGCTTGGACACGCGCCGTGCCGTCGCCGTTGGATTCCAGTAAATCTCCTTCCTGCACCGTGACGCTGCTGTTGACGCGACAAATAAACGCACCAACCGACGTAATTAGCATATCGTTGGTTGCAGTCCAGTCGTTATCCCAAGCCATAAAAACGCCGTAGACTTTCTTGCTGCCAGCGGTGTCGCTGATCTTGGACTTGGGCAGACGCTCATTCTGCTCACCCGGCCACACGCACAATTCGTTAATAGACTCCATAACCGTGCCGCGCAGAATGTCCGGCTTGCTGCCGTCTTGCAGTTGCGACCAATGCGAACCCGCAAAAGCGTTATACGAAATGGTGTTGCCGCTTACCGAAATGCTGCCTTCCGTGGTTCCGTCTTGATGAAATATAACAATGTCACCATCGTTAGTTTTGCGATTAAAACCGGCAACAGCATTGCTGTCGCGAGAAACTGAAATGTACCCTGATGATCCAATTGCAACACCCGCCACGTTGCTAGACGCGGGAGAAATGTCGTTGTTTCCAACCGTGGTAGTTCCCGCAAAATAATTCTGCGCCGTCCCCGCTGCATAGAAGTTCCAGCGGTTTGAGCCAGAGGCGATGTTGCTGTAGAAGCCGTAGTTGTTGGTGGCTCCGGTCATACCGGAGTCAACTAAAAATCCAAATTGATTAGTTACTGTTGAGCCAGCGCCTATTGAAACTTGTTGCGCTTGAAAATGAACTGCGTTGCCAAGCGTAAACGACGCCGCTTGCGTGTACAGAAGGCTTGTAAAACCTTGGTATATAGTTGTGGTGGTGCTTGGAACTGTTGCGCGATTGATAAACGCAAGCGAAGCGGTGCTGCTTGAAGGAAGTGTTCCTCTAATAGCAAATTTATCAGTAGGGTCTGCCGCCCCTCCAATACCGACGCTGCCGATGGCGTCAATGGTTATGCGAGCGGTTGCGTCAGTTCCCAACTGCATCGCGTTGGTGCTGTGGTTGTAGTTCAAAAAGCCGCGATAACCGTCAGCGCCTGTCGTTACCGTATCGCCAAAGTGAATTGATCCAACGCCCGCAGTTCCAGAATAAATCGTCATTCCGGTGTTGCCGGAACCAGAGCCGACAACTAACGGCAAGCCTGCGGCATTGAACCCGCTAGATGCTGTATTGACCAGCAAATTCCCCGACGTATCCAGCCGCATACGCTCGCTGCCGCCGGTAACCCATGCCATTGGTAACAACGTACCGGTGCCAGCGTTTGTGGCTCTAAACGCTGCAACAGTTGATTCGCAAGCAAGAGTTAAATACGACGCATTGTTTGCGTCTGAAGAATTTAAAAGATTAAAGGCAGATGTCGTTGAGGTTCCATTTGGAAGAACCATCAATCTAGTAGCGCCATCTGTCGTGCTGGTCTGAAAAGCAAGCCGACTGGTAAGAGTCGCATTGGACATATCGCCCGTGATGCGCTGGCCGGTGGACGAGAAGGTGAGGTTGCCGGTCGTGATCGTCGCCGTGCCTGCGTTCAACGAGGCAATAGAAGCGTTAGTCACCGTCAACCCTGTGACTACCGCTGTGCCGACGTTGGCAGACGCGACCGACGCCCCCGTGGCCGTCAAGGTTGTGGCAACTGCGTTGCCAAGGTTAGCCGAGGCAATGCTGGCCGAGGTGCTGGTCAGGTTCGTGACCGTACCCGTAGTCACCAACGCTACCGCCGCATTAGCCGACGCAATAGACGCAGAGGTAGAGGTGAGGTTGGTCACCGTTCCCGTCGTAACAACCGCTGTGCCGACGTTAGCCGAGGCAATAGAGGCGCTGGTAGCCGTGAGGTTGGTAATTACCGCCACGCCTGCGTTGATGCTGGCGATTGAGGCAGCGGTAAACTGAAGGTTGCCGATATTAGCCGACGCAATGGACGCGCCAGAGGCGGTCAGGTTTGTCACCGTTGCCGTGGTCAACAGCGCCACGCCTGCATTAACCGAGGCAACCGAGGCGCTTGTTGCTGTCAAATTTGTAACGGTGCCGTTGGTAATAACGGCGGTGCCTAGGTTGGCAGAGGCAATAGATACGCCCGTCAACGAAAGTGACGAAATAACCGCATTGCCAAGATTGGCCGAGGCGATAGACGCGCCAGTTGCCGTCAAATTAGTGACAGCGGCGTTGACGATGGCAGCCGATCCAATGGACGCGTCAGACGACACCAAGTTGGTGACGGTGCCGTTTGTGATTAGCGCCACAGCGGCATTAGCTGACGCGATAGATGCCACAGGGATGTTGACCTTGCCGGTGACGTTTTGCACCGTCATGGCCAAGGTACCGTCATCAGCCTTGATGTTGGTCACTTCAAGATTGGTCAGTTCCAGCGTCGTTGCCGAGAACGTGCCAATAACCGCCACGCCAAGGTTGGCTGATGCAGCCGACAGATTGGTGGCAGTCAGGTTAGAGAACGTGCCAGCCGCAGGGGCTGCCCCGCCAATGGTCGTGGCGTCAATGGTGCCGCCATCAATGTTGACCGTTGTGGCGTTTAAGCTGTTAAGCGTGACAACGCCCGTGGAGTCGGCAATAGAGCCTGCCGCTGTGCCGTCTTTGGCTTTGAGGTTGGTTACCTCAAGGTTGGTGCTATCTACGGTCGTAGCGTTGACGGTGGTGATGTTGCCGGTCGTCGCGCCGAGGGTCGTAAACGTACCCGCAGCCGCAGAACCGTTACCGATCACCGTGCCGTCAATGGTGCCACCGTTGATGTCAGCGGTGGTAATGGAGCCAATGTCTGCCCACGTACCCGTGATGGAGACGTTGTTCGTCAGCGTCCAGCCGCTTGACTTGAAGTTGATCGTGTCAGCAGCGGCATCACCCACGGCGAGGTTGCCGTTAAGCGTGGACGTACCTGCAACGGTCAGCGTGCCCGACACGTTGAGGTTGGTGAAACTGTTGACGGGGCTGATTAACTGAAAGCGCGTGCCGTCGTACACCACGGCGATCATTTCGCCCGAAACAATGTCACCGGCTACAAGAGCGGTGGTGCCGTCTCGCGTGACGTTCTTTGCGCCGAGCGTGTCAATGTTGAGCGTGACAGCGCCCGTGTTGGTTGCTGGGGCGACAAAGTAATACACCGCACCCGTAACGTAAGCGACAAGGGCCGGGGTCAGCGATCCGGTCAGCGTGTCGGTTCCGGTCACCGTAACGAGGGCCGCGCCGTTGCTCTGAATCTGGGCAACCGTAGCGGCGTCCGTAGCAGCCGTACCTGTGGCAAGGTTCGTGATTTTGAACCCGCCCATCGGAATGTTGGCCGTTGGCGTACTCTGCCCGTCCTTGGTGATACAGGTCGTTAGACCGTTCGCAAGGTCGGCTGTCAGCGCGTTAAACGTGGTCGCGCTGATGACAGTATTGGCTACGACAGGCTGACCTGCCGAGTTGATGACAAATGTACCGCTGCCGTTAAAGCTCATCGTTTATCTCCTATTCCTGTCCTGCGCCGTAACCAGCGCCGAATGCGCCAATGCGACCCGACGCCTCTTGTGCGCGGCGTTGTGCCGCTGCGCGTCGCTCTAGGTACAAGCGCACATTACGCAATTCGTCTTGTGCAGGCTGGCCTTTTAGCAACAGCAATTCTGCTAATTGTTGACGCTGCCTTTCGTTCAATTTCTTGCCTTTGTCTTTGGCTGCAACAGCAGCGGCGCTGCTTAAAACGTCGCCTTGTGCAAGTTGCGCCGCCTGCAACGCTTTGGCAAGCGCACTTTGATCTTGCTCGCCCGCTCCTAAACGGAAGGTTTGCGACCCTTCACCCGCTCGGGCAGTCTTTTGCAGTTCTGCCTCACGCAACACCGTGGCTTGAAACTCGCGAAAGTTGTTGCCAAACACCAATCTCAATCGCTTTTGCATTGCGGGAGATTTCTGCAAGTTCATCAGCTTGGTTTGGCCTGCTGGCGTTCCTGCCTGATCCCTCAATGCTTGTGCAGCGCCAAGACGAAATGCTTGCAACTGCGCGGGTTCCATGTCGTCAATAATTTCGGCCAATTCCTCAACGTCTTGCGTCATTACGTCGCGGCCACGCTTCATGCCCTCGGCAATCTGCGTTTCGCTGCCAAAATTTTCGCGGGCAAGCTGATAAATGCTGCGGCCTTGGTCGTCTTTTGGCGAAATTTGATCAAGTTTCTCCGTCAATTCACGGCGCAAACCCGTATAAGCGCGGCTTTTCTCGGTTGCCTTACCAAATTCGCCCTTTGCGCCTTCCTCAATGTCGTAAAGCGCACGTTTCAGCGTGTCCAACACGCCAAACGGCACACGATCACCGGGGCGCAACTCGTTAAGGTTAAGTTTTTCGGGCATCCCCGACACTAACGCCAGTTCTTCTGCCTCGCTGTACGCTTTGCGAGCGCGATTCAGTATCTCGGCAAGTTTGGCGTCAACGGGGAAATCCAAATCTTGCAACTGGTTGTAGTACGGCGCTGATTTGGCTTTAGCTTGCTCTGTGTATTGGCGAACCGTAGCGCGGAAAGGCACTCCCTCTGCCTCAAGCAAGCGATCTGATGCCTCAATTAAACGATCACCACGGCGATTTACCAGCGGGCGAGTACCGCGCTCAATCATCCCCTCGGTAGAACCGGGCTGATTACGCAGCAACGCTAATTCGCTGCGCGTCGCAGAGCCAGTTGCGGCGATGGGAGCCTCTTGGCCAAGACCGCCGCCACGGGGGCGTTGCAGCCGAGCGGCAGCAATTTCGGTCGGGTCAGCCTCAACGCCGCTCGTCAGCGCAGTCAGTTCTTCTTGCAGCCGCGCTTTCAACTGTGACGGGCCGGGCAGCACTTTTAATTGACGCTCAATTTCGGCAATACGATCTTGCTTAGCAAGCGTGTCAGGCGGCATACGAGAGTACGCATCGCGCTGCAACAGCTGTGCAAGACGTTCCCGAGCGGGCTGCAATTCAAAATCGCGCTTCATGCTCGGCGTTACGCGGCGAATCAATGACCCACCGCCTTTAATTCCAAGTCCCGTTAAACCGCCCGTAGCAGTACCAACGCCCGTTCCATAGAGGATGTCCATGCCAAGCTGTGTCGGGTCTGTTGCTTCGCTTGCGCCTGCCGCGCTGACGGCGCTCTGCGCTGCAACGGGGGCAATGTACCGCCCAGCGCGAGAAGCGATGTTTGCGCCAACAGGCGCAGCAGAGCCACCCATGCTGATCGGCAACGTAGCCAAGCCACCAGCCATTTCTAGGCCAAGGGCAAGGTTTGGATTGGTTTCTGCAAAACGTTCTGTGCCGCCGCGCACGATGTCACGCGGAGCGGTGTAATCGGCGCGAGTTGGAGCAACATTGGTGCCGCCCATTGCGTAGGACTGCCCCATCTGCCCGAGAGCCGCAGCGCCCGCCAGTTCGTCCAACATATTGAACGTTGCGCCCTGCCCAAACGTCATTGCGCCTTGCGCTGTGGGCGATAAGTTTGCGCCCATTGTTCGCGCTGAAGTCGGTGGCGGCGTTAATTCTTCCCACTTTCCACCTCGGAAAATGTACCGCTGACCCGTTTCCTTGTTGGTAGCTGTTGCGCCTTCTTGGTAAGCCATGCTGATACCTCTTACCGACGATCCAACGTTGCGCCGGGAGGCAACTGACTGCCGTATGCAGGCGGCAAATCAATATTAGGCAACATTCCCGGCATACCACGGAAATTAGGCAGTTCTCGGTAACGCGCTCTAACCGCATTACTGCGAGTAATGTTGGCTCGCGCTGCTTTATCGTTCAAGTCAGCAAGGTAACGCAAATTTTTGTCAGTCATTTCAATCTTGCCAGCTGCGGCTTTTTCCAAGAACTCACGATCCTTGTCTGTAAATCCTTGACCCGAACCTAGCCCGCTTGTCTTAACAAGGGAAAGTGTTGCTTTGGCGAGATTTGCCGACAAATTCTCTGTAACGCTTGCACGATCACCCGCAATAAAGCCTGCACTTGCCAAACCTTTTTCAAGCGCAAGTCGTGCGGGCGCCCCTGTGCCGGTAATTGGGTTTTGCTGAAGCAAATCACGCACATTGTTTGCAACTTCAATTTGCCCCAATGCGGCTTCACCTGCTTTGATGGTTTCAAGGTCTTGCGCCGCAATGCCCTTGGCAAATTCATCAGACAATACGTTAGTTGTTCTTTCGCCCGGCAACACAATAGTCTTGTTGCCTTTGTTTTCAGTTATAAATCTTGAATATTTTGGGTCTTTAGACGCAATCAAATATTCTTCATAACTGCTTGGCAAATTAGGCGCTTTTGGCGGCTTTGCCAACGCAAACGGATCGCCCGTTTCTTGGTATTTCTGGCGGCTTTCTGGCGATGCCTCCATGATCGCCTCAAGGCTGACCTGCGGCTGACGCGACAGCATCAACTGTGCGTACCGCTGCGCCATTGGCGTACCGCCTGCCAATGCGCGGCTCAATGTTTCTTCGCGCTGTTGATACGTTGGCATAACCGTTTCGGTGACAGGCGGCGTGTACTTGCTGCCCATTTCCATTGGATCGCCAAACATATCGGGGGCGACGGTGCGCGTCTGTGGGCCAAGGTCGCGGCGCAGCGTTTCAAATGCCTCAAGGTCGGCCTGACGCGCTTTACCCTCGGCTTCTTCGGCTTTCTCGCCTAATTTCTTGGACGTATATGCCGACAACACGCGAGCAAGTGCGTTAGTTGGGGATGGCGTGGCACGAAAGCCTTGGAAAGTGTACGGCTCCTCGTCAGGCGTAAAAGCCTGCTGACGCAGCATTTCGGCCAACTGCTGTTGGCGCTGCGCCCTCATCATTTCTTCTTCGTAAGCTGACGGGGCGCGGAACGTGGGAACGGTGCGAACTTTATTCTGTGCCATAGTCAAAATCCCCTCTGTAGCCACCTCCCTGCGGGGTCGTTAAACCCGGAGAGCGTGGATAACCCTGTGCGCCGGGGCCGCGTGGGCGCTGCATCTGACCGCCAACTTGCGGCGACATTCTGCTGCCCATCGGGCGACCCATACCGCCCATTGGCATACCGCCTGCCACACCAGCCTGCTGCGGAGCAGCCATTGCACTCATAGACGGGTTGCTAATGGGGCCGCCGTACTGCTGCGGGCCGGGAGGGCCGTTAAAGTTCATGGATTGCGGGGCAACGCCAGGAGCAGAGTTAGGCGTTGCTCCAGCATAAGCCGACGAGGGGCGCATTGGCTGCTGCATCCCCGGGCCGTTTAACGAGGAGTTGCGCTCTTGGGCAGCCAGCATCTGGGCTAACTGCTGCGGTCTACGATCTGGTGAAAATCCGTTCATGCTAACCCCTGCGTGTTCATGGGCGTTACGGTGTCATAAGTGTTGCGTCCAACGCTTTGGCCGACGCGGCGATTAGCCATTTGCCGCATTTTAAGCAGTTCTAACGGATCAACAGAGGCGCTTGGCGTCGCCATTGTCGGCATTGCGCCGTAATCGGTGCTGACCCGCTGGTTAGCCTCCTGCATTGCCAGCATTTCTGCCAATCGCTGTGCGTCGTTTCGCTCTTTGAAGGTTTTGGTGTACCGCATTAGAGCATCCCGTAGTTGACCATTTGGAAGCCAGCCGGATGCGTTACTACCGCCTCTGGCATCACAGATTCAACTTCGTCAGCCATGACGCCGCGCTGACGCTTGCCAAAGATGTCGTACTCGTACACGCCTATGCCGAGCGGATGCGTACCTACGCGCACGATGTTGGACTTCAAACGGCGATCTGACGCCATGATGGCTGCGCTACCGAGCGAGCCTGCAAGGTTGAACAACCCGCCCGCATTGCTCGCAGCCTGATTGGCTTGGATGCCATACCGCTGCATTGCGGCTGCGTCTTGCGCCTGACCACCTTGGAAGATGGGAGCAGGTGCAACGGTGACGCCGCTGTAGCCTTGGAATTGCGGCACGTTGACCTGACCGCCTGACAACAATGCGCTGATCTCGTTGACCGGAATGCTTCGCATAGCCGCCTGCTGCGCCAACGCCTGCTGCACAGCCGTGTTGTAAAACTGCTGATTGGCAATGTTCTGCTGGAACTGCTGTTGCTGCGCTTGGTTGAAGAATGCGGCACCGGCTTGCTGCTGTGCCTGATTCTGCGCCAGAGCGGCGTTCTGCGCGGATTGAATATCCATCTGTTGACCGAAACGCTGTTGTTGTGCGGCGTTTGCGGCAGCCTGACGCGCCAATTCCTGTTGATAAGCCTGCGCCTGCGCTTGGTTGTAGAACTGCGCTTGCTCCTGCGACTGACCGACCTGCTGGGCTTGACGCGCAAGATTGGCCTGCTGTGCGGCCAGTTGCTGCTGGAAGTTTTGTCCTGCGGCGGCATTGGCAAGCTGCTGTGCCTGCTGCCCCATGCCAAATTGCTGCAACAACGCTTCTCGGTTGAATTGACCAGCGCCAAGTGCTTGTTGGTAATTTTGCGCGATAGCCGCGTTTTGAGCCTGCTGCGCGGCAAGAGCCTGCTGGAAATTCTGCCCAATGGCCTGATTTTGCGCTTGTGCAGCTTGCTGACCCGTTTGGAAGGTTGCCAGTTGCGCTTCGCGGCCAAACTCTCCCGCAGCAACGCGCTGCAAGAAGTTCTGCTGCTGCGCGGCATTGCCCTGCTGTGCGGCAGCCAATGCTTGCTGGAAATTTTGCGCTTGCGCTTGATTTTGCGCCTGTTGGGCAGCCTGCTGCATTTCAAACTGCTGGCCAGTAAGTCCTGCTGCCGCTTGTGCGCCAGTAACTGCCTGCCCAAACTGCTGCGCTTGCGCTGCTCGCTGCGCTTCCTCGGTCGCCAGCACATTTTGAATGTTTTGCTGGGCTGCCTGATTTTGAAGCTGCTGCGCGGCTTGGCCTTGGGCAAAGTTTTGCGCGATAGCCTGATTGATAGCCTGCTGGGCTGCTTGCTGCGTCTCAAACCCAGCCAATGCACCCTCACGGCTGAACTGCTGCATGGCCATCTGCTGGCCAAATCCTTGCTGTTGCGCTTGGTTTTGTGCCTGTTGTGCAGCCAACGCCTGCTGATAGTTTTGCTGAGTGGCTTGATTTGCCATCTGCTGTGCAGATTGCCCCATGCCAAACGACGCGAGTTGCGCTTCGCGTCCAAATTCGCCTGCCGCAAGGCGTTGCTGGAACGCCTGCTGTTGCGCCATGTTCTGCGCTGACTGCGCGGCAAGACTCTGTTGGAAGTTCTGCGACAACGCTTGGTTGTACAATCCCAAACCCTGTGCGCCAGCGCCAAACTGTGCCAATGCGGCTTGGTTTGCAAAGCCGGCAAGCGTCTGCTGCTCGGAAAGCCCCTGCTGACGCATCTGCGCGTCTAGGCCAATGCCCTGCGCGGCGGCTTGCAGCAAAAGGTCGTTTTCCTTCTGCATCTGCGCCGACATGGCAGAGTTGTACGCCTCGCCACCCGGTCGCAAGCCTTGGTTAATCAGCTGCGTCTGAAGCTGCTGACGTTCGCCCTGCAACTGCGGCGACAAGCGCGACAGGATCGCTTGTTGCGCCGTCATGCCTGCGTTGACCGGCATAGCGGCAAGGTTTTGTGTGGCTAACTGGCGCTGAAGTTCTGGCGTAGCAAGGTCGCCACGGGCATACCCAAACCGACCTTCCTGCACGTTGCGGGCAACATCGCCAACGCCTGACAAATTTAGGTTTTGGTCAATTTGACCCGCAGCTGGGCCGCGTCCTGCTAGGCCGTAATCGCCCATGCTTGGAGCGTTTGCAATCTGCCCAAGTTGCGCGGCATTAAAGCCGCCAAACTGAACGCCAGCGGGGCCGCCGCCTGCCATGCCATACAGGCCAGCTGATGGGCCACCGCCAAGTTGCGCCAACATGGACGGCGAAAGGCCGCCAAGAATTTGACCTACATTGGCAAGATTCAAGCCCTGTATCTGCGGAGCGCCAACGCCGCCGTATGCGGCAAACTGTCCTGCGCTCGGGCCGCCTTGCGCCATGCCAAGACCCGACAGGTCAAGGCCGCCAAATTGCATACCAGCAGGGCCGCCCGTTGCAGTACCAAACGCTTGACCGCCCGGAGCTGACTGCGAATAGAAACGCGATTCGTCAAATTGCCCAAGGTTGGTTGGTGCGGCAGGGCCAGCGCCCGCTTGCTGCCCCGGCCCAACCTGACCCGGCAATCCTTCGGTGTAATACCCCGCCATCGGGGAATACACGCCCTGCGGAGCACCCGCTATTTCGCCACCTGCGCCCTGACCAAGCGCACCGGCATATCCCATCATCGGATAACCGCGCTGAATGTCACCCGCACCGGCTACGTCATAGCGCAAGCCGGGGATGTTGCGGGCGTCAAACGCAGAGGCAATGCCGAGGTTACCAAGCCCACTCGCCGCACCCGACGCTGCCTGCGACATATACAACTGCGCCAGCTCTTGCTGACGCAATGCGGCTTCGGCGTTCGGATTGATAGTTTGGCGAACAGTCGGCTGCTCAATAAACGTCGTAAATTGATCTTCAGAGGGCGCTTCACCAGCCATTTCTGGGTTGCTAAACAACCGCTGCTGGTAAGCCTCCATCGCCTTGTTGTAGGCGTCTTTATCAACCGTTGGCGTCTTTGTCCATTCAACGGTCTGCGTACCCGTGGGCGAATAAATATTCGGATTGGACATATACGCCGACTGTCTGGCGGCGGCCATGTTGGCCTCACCCTGCTTGATCGCAAGGGTGGTGTAGTCAGGCGCTGGTGGCGGTGCTGGTGATTTTTTGCCCATACCTCGGCTCCAAGAAACGACACTTGTCAGGTGTCAGAGTCATCAAAACAATGTCTCCAGAATCGTGCGCGGCGTCTTTAATTCGCGCTTCTTCCGAAAACCCCATCTTGCTGACCAATGCGAGCGCCCGGGTATGGTTGCTGCTGATTGGCCCTATTATCTTATCAACTCCTGCGACGTTGTACGCATAATCGTAAACGGCAGCCATGTAAGTCGGGGTAACCCGTTCCCACGCGATGTGGCAAACGACGGATCGCCCGTTCCAATTCTCGTAAACGGTTCCGGCAACGAGCTTGCCGTCGCGTTCAAGCCCAATGGCAACTGACCGATTCGGGTCAAACGCCCCTTCGGTCTGGGCGGTTACCCATGCCCCAACGTGGGGGCCGCTGACTATATTCCAGCCCATCCGATTTGATACACAACGTCAGTTGATGCCCATTGAATCTGTAAGTTTTTACTGCTGCTCGTAAACGAAATAGCGCCCGAGTAGCCCAAACCTGTCACGCCGGATTGGTTGTTCGTGATGACCACATCCGAACCCCACAACGCCACATCCCATGAGCCAATGCCCCACAACCCTGCGGTGGTGGGCGAGAACGACAGCGCGCCCGTCTGGTCTACCGTCTGAAAATCGGTGTTAATGCCAATGACGATCTGCGGCTGACCGTTGCTAAAAATGCTTGGGCGTGCGCGGGTGAAGTATTTGATGACGCCACGCGTTTCAAAGTAGTTGAACGCTTGCAACGCCTTGGTCGGGATCGGCTCCCCGTCGTCCATATAGCCGTTGTCGCCCGTTGTCCACGCCTTTGAAACGTAGGTATTGCCGCCAAAGTACGGCTCACTTCCTACCAACGCCCACGAACTTGCGTTCCAGCCCGTAAAGTTACACCACGCTTTTGTGATGTTGTTCATCACAAACTGCTGTTGCCCGGTGCTGACTGGCACGTTGACGATTAGGGCGTTGTTGAGCGGGTTATAGAGCAGCGCCCAGCCAAACGTGTCTTTATACGTGCGTGCTGCTGACGCAAATGCGCCCTGTATCTTGTCTGACAACGCAATGTTGGGGTCAAGGCGCGACGATTGCAGCGCAGAGGCAAACGGGATCAAACCGTCCAACGTCAGAATCAGCAGGTCACCACCGTACTTGGTCACGCAGCGCCGACTGATTGGCTGGCCGATGATCCACACGCCAATAAGCGACCATGTAGAGGCACTGGATGGGTCTGTGCCGCGATATACGGCCACTTCGCCCTTGTCGCTAATCAACACAAGGTTGTCGTCAACGCCGTAGCCTGCGTCAATCGTCCACGTTGCCATCGCCGTGAGTTTGCCGCCCAAGTGCATGACGCTAGACAGGTCAAGCACGTTAGCCGCGCCACCGACTGACGCAACCGGCAAATACCATGCTTTTAGGGTGTCTTTTTGAATAAACCACATTCTGTTTTTGAACAGCGTGGGGCTTTCCAAGTCAGTTGTAGTAACGCCCGTAATAGCAGGCGTGGATACGCCATCAATCGGCGTCCATGTTGTGCCGTTGTACAGCAACGGTTTGTCTACGCCGTTAGCAGCATAAAGGTAACTGCCGCCGCCCGTAGTTACGTTGGTGTATTCCCATGCGGAGTTAGAAAGGCTGGCGACTAGCGCCGATCCTGCCGTGCCCGCAGAGGTAACGTCGTAAATGTTGCCAGTAGAAATAGCAAACAACTTGATGGTGTTGCCTGCGTTGTACGTTATCAACGTATCAACGGTTCCCGGTAACCCAACCTTGTGTTTGGTGTATCCACCGCGCAAATTCACGTTGGAAACGCTCGGAAACATATTCTCCAAGTACACGGCATCCGTAGGAGCCATGTTGGCGAGTGCGTCCCGAGCGTTCCAGCCACCCACCGGGGCAGGCAACGACGCCACGTTGGCGGTCGTTTTCTGAATTAGCCGCCTGCGAACGGGCGATGCCATTATTGGCTGTCCGTGCCGTAGCCGCTGTCAGGGATGTTGTCGTACCCGATAAGCACGGTTCCCGGTCGCGGGGCAAAGGAAAGGTTGGCGGCGGCCACATCCTGCGCAATAGCGGTTTCCAGTTCTGCGATGTAATCGCGGTACAGCGCGGTAGTGTCAAAGCCCTTGGCCTCAAAGTATTTGAGTTTGGTGCCAAGCACCATCACGCGATCAGGGTAAATGCAGGTGTCGGTATCAGCCGTAAAACTGGTTTTTGCTACGCCAAGGGCGTTGTTGACCCAAGCGTTGCTGCGGTACTCAAAGCCGAGCAACTCGCCAGCGTTCATACCCGGCCAAATCTGGAAGTATTTGCCGAGCAATCGCCAACGGATACGTGGGCCGGTGCTGATATAACCCGACAGCAGCCATTCCCATTGCTGTGCGCTCTCGGGGCCGAGCATTTCCCAACGCTTGCTCTTATCCCAATGCGTGCGGTTGACCGTGCTGTTGTAGTCGGCAGGCAGGTCGTATTTGACCTTCTGGAATATCAACTGCCCGTCAATTTGCGCTTCGGTAGGGGCGTAGTTCAGCGTAAGGCTAGTGTTGCCCGTTACAGCGGTGACGTAAGTGGCATTGGGGATGCCAACGCCCTGCACCTGATACGTCGTGTCTAGTCCCACGGTAGAGGGAATACTGGTCACGGTATACGACGTTGTTGACCACGTTCCGGTGGTCGTAATCGCCTCGGTGTAAAACGTGTGCTGTTTGGTCAGTTCTCGCCAATCAGCACGACGGAGCAATTCATAGCCGCAAGCGTTCATCAACGCGAGTAACTGGATAACGTCCTGACTGGCGTTACCTGCGACCGTGGAAGGAGTCGGAATACCCAACTCGTTTGTGCATTGCTGCACTAATTGCACCATCGTGCTGCCCATACTATGCCTCCGCTAATTTTGGCGGCCTGCCACGACGCTTCGGCTCGTCGTTGAGCAATGACGCCATTTGCGCTTGCAGTTCCGCAAGCTGCTTTTTGGTGTCCTCAAGCTCCGCATTCGTTTCGTTGCGGTTCTTGCGGTTAAGGTACAAACGTGCGCGGTCGCGCAATCCAATGCCACCCATGCCGACGCGCTGTAGTTGGGCGTCCGAGGCAAGGGCAAGTTGCTCCACCGTGACAAATTTGAGGATGTTCAACTCTGCGATCTGGTCGCGGTTAATTTCATCGGGAGCGTCTTTGTTCCATTGAGACAGCGGGGTGCCAATCTGGGAGGCTGCGCCCTCGTTCTGCTGCATCTGGAAATACAACCATTGACGGGGGAAACGCTCCTTGTGGTCATCGCGCAACGGCTGGTCAAGGATATTGGTTTTGTCACCGGGTGCCATGATGCGAACGTAGGTTTTGCCTGCGTTTGCGCCTTCGTCGCGGGTGTAAAACTCAACGTGCAGTTGGGCGTCGGCGTTGTTGATGTCGCTATCTAATGGCATTGTCCTTGCTCCTGTGGGGATTACAGGTTGTTGACCTGTGTTACGGTACAAATGACCGAGGGGATTGCAGGCCATACGCTTGTGGCGCTGGCTGCAAGGATTCTAACGCTTGTGTCATCAACTGCCCACATCAACTCAACGTAGTTGGTGGGTTCAAGTTGGATGATGAAATTCCATGCCGCAACGGTACGCGCAGCGGTGCCTTGGATGGCAACCGTACTTGCTGTATTTGGCACATTAGTGCCGTTTTTACGCAGCCAAATGTAGACGTTACCTGCGCCGCCCGAGGTTTTATCTAACTGCGCCGAAAACTGGACGTTATAGACGCCTTGATAGTCCACAACAAGTCGGGAAGTGGGCGATCCGATAGACACGCCATTGCTGCTATCGGTGGTATTAAACGTCATGCCATAGGCGGTATTGATAGATGCCGCCGCTTGCAAAGACGTATCTGAAAAAGAACCGTAATGCAGAATAGGAACTGCTCGGCCAAACCCCTGCAATTCTTCCCAAACCGTGTTGCTAACGGCAAAGAACAAAGCCGAGCAACCCGTGTTGATTAGTCCAGAACCTACGCTATTGATGCTGCTGTTGGCGTCATAGGGGTACACCAGCAACGGGTTTGCACCGCCATTACGCACAATGATGGTTTCGCCCATTTCGGTAGGCGGCAGCTTAACGCCAGCGCCCGAGGCAACCGTTGTGATGTTGTTGTAAACGTAAGTCAGTTGCGTGGCGTTGCCCGCTGACGTTCCTGCTGCGCTTACCGAGGCATTACCGTCACCGCAAATGGAAACGGTGGACAGGCTGTTGACGCCTGACCCTAACACTCGGGAGGGGATCGCCATTAGGCCGCCTCGGCGCGTTCGTCACGCATCCGCATAATCTCGGCAATCAGTCCTGGCCCTTTCACGTTTAAGTTTAGGTCAGGCATGACTTCAAACAGTTTCTGAAACTCGTTGGCTTGCTGCGCCATTGCCATGTTGCAGTTGAACTTTTTGCCTGTCGGGCCGCCCACCCAAATGTCTACGGTCGCGCCGGGGGTAGCGCCACAGAACTTCTTGCGCCCGTCCGGGCTATTGCAAGAGTCGTAACCGTACATGGTGAAGTTACGGTAGCCGAGGATATATCCAATGTTGACGGCTCGCAGACCCGAAGTCGTGCCGCCGCCAATCGCTAGTTTGCCGGGGCCAATGGCTTCCATTTCGGGGCCGGGCGCCCATGAGTGCCACAGCAACACTTTCTTGCCATTAAGGTAGTCAAAGGTGGTGGGTGGGCAGCGCGAGGCTGGCATATACGTCGTGTGGTCGTTGAGGTGCTTAATGCCGCTGGTGCGGTCGCGTGGGTCAAGGTTGATCCACAGGTCAGGCTCTACGCCGTTCTCAACGAGGAAATCGTGTGTGGCCTTAATGGACACAATGGGGCGACCGGCTTTGCGGTGCGCCTTAATCTCGTCAATGTAATCAGGCATTGACCACCCGCTCGCCACCAACACCATGTGACCATCGTGTTTGATGGGAGCGAGGGTCAACTCTGGCAGACCACGGGCAAGCGCAGAGCGGATATTGGAGCAAAGCTCCTCCTCCGTCCCTGCCGCCTGCACCGTGATCTCCAGCGGCTTCATTAGAAGCCCACAACGCCCGTGGCAACGTGCGGGTAGCCAGCGATGCAGGTCACCGCAGAAGCCGAGGCTGCTGAAGTGGTTGCAACGATGCCCGCGACAAGGCCGCCGGTTACCGTGGCGTCATCAAGAACGCCAGCGGTTGCGGTGGTGAACAGCGGAACGCTCGGCTCACAAGCCGCAGCCACGTTCACGCGAGGCTTACCGCCCAACTGCACCCAGCCGTAGTAGGCCGAGGCAATGGACACCTGCGCGAACCCGACAGCCTTGGAGGCAGCCGAGTTGGTCGTGGTGAGCGGAACTACCTTGTTGTCCACGCGAACGGAAACCGCCGCGTAGGTCGCACAAGTGGAAGCCGCCTGCACATAGATAGCCTGACCGCCATCGTCAAGGTTGACGACGGTGCCAAGGTTAAAGGCAGGCGACGAGTCCGTGTAGCCGAGAGAAACGCCAATGAGATTACTAGTAGAAACAGCCATTGTCGTTTACTCCTTAAGCAATCAAAACGCCTTGGAACTGGCTGCCCGAGCAGGTAAGGTTACCGGCCCAGCCAATCAGTTTCACAATGGCGTCTTGGTTGACGGCCTGACGCTCACCACCGATCGGAACGAAATTACGATCCTTGTGGGGGCGGAACATCAGGTACTTGGTGTTGAGGAACCACATATGGTTCGCGTTGCCCGAGCCGCTGTTGTACGTGCTGGAACCGATACCACCGTCCAACACAACGTCAGACGCCATACCGGCACCGTAGTACTTCAACGACGCGAAACCCGCGCCAGCCATGCCAGAACCACTCTCGGTAATACGCTGAATCGCTTGGAGCGACTGCAAGTAGAAACGATAGTAGTTGTTGTCGGCCACGATCAGGTCAGGCTTGTCGGTTCCACGAACCAACTGCACCGCGAGGGCATCCATGTAGCCCTGAATGGTCGTGCTGGAGACAGCGCCCGCACCACCGCCATCAGCGGAAGCGGAGAACTTCTTGGACTGCCAGAACGTCCACACACTTCTGTTTATTCCACCGTAGGTGCCAACAGTCGGGTCATCCGGCACAGCAGCAGCAAGACCCGTGAGGTTCTTACCCGCGTTGCCGGTGCCGTCGCCATACAGGTCACCGCTGATGCGGTTAGCCAGCTGGGCTTCGGCCACTTCCATGCGACCGTCAAGAAGGTCAATGATGGCCTCTTTACCCGAGTTCTGGATCATCTCCAGACCCGAGATGGTCACCGCAGAAGCGTACTGCGTGATGGAGAACTGCGCCGAGCTGATCGGGCTGTTCTGACCCACGTTCAGCACTTCGTAACCGGAGTAGCTGTTCGTGTTGTTCGTGGTCGGATCGGTGTACATGATTTCTTGGAGGATGACGTTTCCTCCCGAAAATACACGCACATTCCCACGCTCCTTAAGACGACGAAGCAACGCGTTGTTGTTCGTCACGTTGTCAGCGAGTTCACCGCTACGGCTCTGGATGGTGGTAGCAATGATGTCGCTGATACTTGAGTTGGCAAATGCCATTTGATGACTCCTTTATCAGTTAATTACAAACGCGGCTCTGTTTCGGAGAAAGCCTCCTCCAAGAGTGCGCGACGGTTTGC